AAAAGGTGCATTGAGTGATATTGATACATTTACTGTATTCACAGAAGGTAGTGATTTGAAAATGGCTATTGGTTATTCTGCAATTTCAACAAATAGAGTTACATTTACTGCACAAAAAGATTACACAGAAACTGTAAAACCAATTTCCTTTTCAGCAAAGTACTTGAAAGAAATTTTAACAGCAAACAAAGAAGCAACATCAGCAAAATTGAAAGTTTCAACGGATGGTTTATCAAATGTTGAATTCCAAATTGATGATTTTGTATGTAAATATTATTTAGTAGAAATTTCAAATTAATAAAATGAGTGAACAATTAGAATTATTCCCACAAGAGGAATTAGAACAAAAATCAGAAATTGAACAATTGCCAACTATTCAAGATGCAGAGTGGTGTTTTCAATTCTTTAATAATGAACCTGTTGTATTTGCTTGGCAAGAACAAGAAATAGAACCATCTCCATTGATATTACAAATTCAACCAAAAGATGGTGAAGGATTGAACTTCCAACAAAATGGGATGTCTTTTAGAATTTTCCCAAGACCAATTAGTGAAGAATCAAAAAAAGAAAGAGAAAATGCAAGTAAAAATAAAGAAACTAAATAAAGACTCAGTAATTCCAAAATATGCAACACAAAATGATGCAGGATTGGATTTAGTAGCAACATCAATTATATTAGAAACTTCAACACAAATTACATATGGTTTGGGTGTTGCATTGGAAATACCTGAAGGATTTGTAGGATTAATTTTCCCACGATCTTCGGTTAGAAATACGGACTTACAATTAAGTAATTCGGTTGGTATAATCGATAGTGGTTATAGAGGTGAATTACAGGCAACATTTAATAAAAAAGGTGTAAATAAAATTGATGGTGGGCATATCTACGTGGTTGGTGATAGAGTTGCACAAATTATAATTATCCCATATCCACCAATTGAGTTCGAAGAAGTAGAAGAATTATCTAACACCGAAAGAGGCGAAGGCGGATTCGGTTCAACTGGCAAATAATATGAGTTTTTTCGCAAACGAAAATAGTAAAAAAGAACACTCTTTATGGGTGGAAAAATATAGACCGGCCGAATTAAAAGATTATGTTGGTAATGAAACCATCAAAGAAACAATTCAGCAGTATTTGGATGCAAACGATATACCACATTTGTTGTTATACGGAAAAGCAGGTACTGGTAAGACCGCACTTGCAAAGTTAATCGTAAACACAATCAAATGTGACTATATGATTATCAACGCATCGGATGAAAACAATGTAGATACCGTAAGAACGAAAGTTAAGAACTTCGCATCATCCGTAGGTTTCACAGGTTTCAAAGTAATCATATTAGATGAGTTTGATTATATGACACCGGGAGCACAAGCGATTTTGAGAAACTTAATGGAAACATTCAGTAAACATTGTCGTTTTATCTTAACCTGTAATTATATTGAGAAAATCATTGACCCTATCCAAAGTAGATGTCAATCTTTTGCAATCACTCCACCAACCAAAAAGGATGTAGCAATTCAGGTAGCAAAGATATTAGATGCTGAAAAGATTAAGTATGAACCAAAGAATATGGCTGATGTGATTAATTCATATTATCCAGATATTAGAAGAATACTTAATACTTGTCAATTACAATCCGCAAAGGGTGAATTGAAAGTAGACCACAAAATTATGGTTGAGTCAAACTTTGCAAGTAAACTTATTGAGTTGTTGAAATCAAATGATGACAAACGAAATGTGTTTATGGCAACAAGACAAGCCGTAGCTGATAACAAACTAAACGACTATTCGGAAATGTATACAATGTTATACGACAAAGTTGATGAATATGCAACCGGAAATGTTGCAAATGTGATTTTGACAATAGCAGATGGATTATCAAAAGACGCATTGGTAGTTGATAAAGAAATAGTGTTTATGAGCACAATTATACAAATATTAAACATAATAAAATAATGGAACAAGGAATGAATCAGTTACCGTCAAACTTTAATTTAAATGACGCAAGAGATATGGATTGTGAATGTGGTGGAAAAATTTTCTTACCAGGTTATAGATTCAAAAAAATTAGTAGATTATTAACAGGTGCACCAAAAGATTCGGTTATGCCAATTGAATTGTATGTATGTGCAAGTTGTGGTAAACCTTTACAAGAATTATTACCACAAGAATTACAAGAATCAAAAATTATTGAATAATGGCAGCTAAAAAGTTATTCGACCACCTTAATGCAATAACTGCAGAACAAGACCCAAAATACTTTGATAAACTTTCAGAAGAAGATTTGAAATCATGGAGTAATTTTATGATTAATAGATTCCTTTCAATGAAGCCTGAGTGGGTAGAATTAATTGCAACTTTACTTCCTTTGACTCAAACTTTAGAGCCAAAGGAAATGTATAAGTTGTATATAAATGTTATACCTAAAGGAAAACAATTTTTAAAATATACAAAAGGAAAATCAGAAGATAAATACGAACAATTTATTGTAGACTTATTAAAAAAAGAATATGATTGTTCGGAAAATCAAGCTATTGAATATTTAGAAGTTCTTTATTCTTCTAGAGAAGGTAGAGAATATATGAAATATGTTTGTGAAAAATATGGTATAGATAAAAAACAAATAACTAAATTGAAACTTAAGATATAATTTGGTAAATCCAATTATTTGTCTTATATTAGATTTATTATGGCAAGAGTATCATTTTCACAATATAGTATGTGGCATAATTGTCCACACCAATACAAGTTAGCATACATAGATAAGTTAGGGGAAAGTTCCTCTAACATACATTCAATCTTTGGAACTGCAATGCATGAAACACTCCAGAATTATTTGGAGAAGTGTTTAAGAATATCAAAGTCACAAGCTGACAAAATGATTGACTTAAAAGAATATCTAAAAGAAAGAATGAGAGATGCATATCTTAAAGAAACTGAAGGTGAAATAGGAAATACTACAATATGTACCAAAGAGGAAATGGTAGAGTTTTTAGAAGATGGGAATGTCTTATTAGATTGGTTTCAAAAACCCAAAAACTTTAACAAATTCTTTTCGTTAAAACACGATGAGTTGGTTGCAATTGAACAACCTATAAACACTAAGATTACTGAGAATGTAAACTTTATGGGTTTTATAGATTTGATTATCAGAGATACATTTACAGGCAAATACAAAATTATTGACTTTAAAACTTCTACAAGAGGTTGGAGTAAATATCAAAAATCAGACCCAGTTAAAAATTCACAAATCCTTTTATACAAAAAATTCTATGCAGAATTATTAAGTATTTCCGAAGATATGATTGATGTTGAATTTATCATATTGAAAAGAAAAGTAGAAGTAAGAGAAGACATTCCAACACATAGAATGAGTAAACATATACCTGCAAATGGTAAAGTGTCCATAAATAAGGCCTGGAAGGGTTTTACGGAGTTTGTAGAGAGTGTCTTTGACAAAGATGGTAATTATAGAACGGATGTTGAATTTCCAAAGAATGCAACCAAACTATGTGAATGGTGTGAATTTCATCAAAGAGGAATATGTGACAGAGGATTAAAAAATTTAGATTAAACAATATATATTTTAAAAACAAGTTATGGCAAAAAAGAAGATTCTGTTATTATCAGATGACTTACGAATGGCAAGTGGTATTGCCAATGTTTCCAAACAATTAGTATTAGGAACGGTTGATAAGTATGATTGGGTTCAGTTAGGAGCTGCAATCAAACATCCCGAAGCCGGTAGAGTTTTGGACTTAAACGATAGTGTTAGACAAACAACTGGAGTCCAAGATGCAAATGTAAAAATTTATCCATCCGATGGTTATGGTAATGCGGATGTAATTAGACAATTGTTGATGACAGAAAAGCCGGATGCTATCTTACACTTTACTGACCCGAGATATTGGATTTGGTTATATGAAATGGAACATGAAGTTCGTCAATCGGTGCCTTTATTCTTTTACCACATTTGGGATGATTTACCAGACCCAAAATATAATAGAGATTACTACGAAAGTTGTGATTGGTTAGGATGTATTTCCAAACAAACTTATGGTATTGTAAAGAGAGTTGGTGCATGGGATAAAGAAAAACATTGGAATAAATTAGAAGATTGGCAAGTGAGTTATGTACCACATGGTATCAATTCCGACTTATATAAACCAGTAGATGTACCTACGGAATTTAAAAAAGAAATATTTGGTGATAAAGAATATGAGTTTGTTTTATATTGGAGTAACAGAAACATTCGTAGAAAACAACCAATTGATGTAATTCTTGCATTTGACAAATTTGTTGAAGCATTGACACCTGAACATAGAGATAAAGTATGTTTATTGATGCATACTGAACCTGTACAAGAACATGGTACAGACTTACCAAGAACAATTGCAGAATGTTGTTCATCAGAAACAAATGTAGTTTTTGCACCAAATAGATACAATGAAGAACAATTAAATTATTTATACAATATCGCTGATGTTACAATCAATGTGGCATCTAACGAAGGATTTGGTTTGGCAACTGCAGAATATGTAATGGCTGGTACTCCAATCATTGTAAACGTAACCGGTGGACTACAAGACCAATGTGGATTTAGAGAAAAAGGTACGGGTAAATTGTTAACCGCAGAAGATTATGTTGAGATTGGTTCATTACACGATAGACATAAAAAAGCGGGTGTAGTTTGGGGAGATTGGGTTAAACCAATGTGGCCGGTTCGTTCAACAACAGGTTCAGTTCCTACTCCATATATCTTTGATGATAGAATTGATTTTGAAGATATAACACCACTTATTATGGATTGGTATAAGATGCCAAAAGAAGATAGAGAAGCTGCTGGATTAAAAGGTAGAAAACATTTCTTGGGAGAAGGTAAATTAAGTAGAGAAGCAATGTGTCAGGCATTAGTAGACGGAATGGAAGGTGCATTTGAAAATTGGAAACCAAAACAAAAATTTAAGTTAATAGAGTTATAATATGAAACCAACATTAGTATTTCAGGCACCAGTAGCAACAAGAAGTGGTTATGGTGACCATGCAAGAGATTTATTACATTCTCTTTATAAATTAGATAAGTTTGAAATCAAAATAATTAGTACTCGTTGGGGAGCAACTCCAATGGATGCATTGAATTATGACAAACCATTTCATAAATGGATAGTAGATAATATTATTCCACGTATTGAACAAAAACCTGACATCTATATTCAGATTACGGTACCAAATGAGTTTCAACCATTGGGGCATTATAACATTGGAATTACTGCAGCAATTGAAACTACACATTGTGCATTAGATTGGGTACATGGTTGTAATAGAATGGATTTAATATTAGTACCATCGGAACATTCAAAAGATAGTTTAGTAAAAACAATATACAATGAAGCTGATAAACAAACCAATCAATTAATTAGACAACATAAAATAGAAAAACCAGTTGAGGTTTTATTTGAAGGATTTGATGAAAATGATTTCGGAACAGATGAAGTTGCATATGTAGAAGAATTAGACCAAATTAAAGAAAATTTTGCATTCTTATTCGTAGGACATTGGTTAAGAGGTGATTTAGGTGAAGATAGAAAGAATGTCGGAATGATGATTAAAACATTTGCAATGGCTTTCAAAAACGAAAAAGTTAAACCAGCATTAGTATTAAAAACCAGTTCTGCAGGATTTAGTATAATTGACAGAGAAACAACAATTAAAAAAATTAAAGATGTGTTAGGTAAAGATTATGGACAAATTCCAATTTACTTATTACATGGTGATTTAACACCTGCACAAATGAATGGGTTATATGAGCATCCAAAAATAAAAGCAATGTTGAATTTTACAAAGGGTGAAGGATTTGGTAGACCATTGTTAGAATTCAGTTTGACGGGTAAGCCTGTAATTGTTTCTAATTGGAGTGGCCATTTAGATTTCTTAAAAGAAGGTGCAGTATTATTAGAAGGTGAATTGAAAAATGTACATGATTCAGCTGCCGACCAATTTTTATTAAAAGATTCTCAATGGTTCAATGTAAATGTTTCAAAAGCATTACCAGTAATCAAAGATGTATATAAGAATTACGATAAGTATAAAGTGGCATCATATCAATTGGGTAAACAAAACAAACAAAATTTTAGTTTGGAAAAAATGACTAAATTGTTTGATGTAATTTTAAATCAATATGGTATTTATAATAAGATACAACCTAAGTTTCAACAACTTCAGTTACCAAAATTGAAAATGTTAAATAAGTAAAATGTACGCAAAAGTATATCAAAGATATGTAAAGGCTAAAAAGAAAGTGACAGACCCTCTTAGAACATTAGAAAGAGGCCACTTTTATCAACTATTGGAATACGATTATATAGATGTAGAAGATTCCAAAACTTGGTCATCCTCTACTGCACCGATAATATATGTTTTATATGTTTCATCAAAAGAAGATTTGGTACATGCTATAAAAATATCAGATATCAATCCATTAACTGTTAAAAGATTATTTGGTAAATTAGTTGATGAAGCTGACACCGAATTAGATTTGGGAAAAAGTGCAAAAGCAGCTTATGAAAATAAAATAAGAAATATGAAATTTTTCTCAAAGAATTTTTATAGAACATATAAATTATCGGGTGTTAGAAGATTGATGTCTTTAGATATGGATGTTAGTTATTTAGTACCACAATCTAAATCAAAATATATCAAAGATGGATACGCTGTATATAGTAGAACAAATAAAAAAAGAAATATAGATACAAATCCAAACGATTAAAAATAAATAGTTATGACATCAAAAGAATTCGTTATTTGGTTAAAAGGATTTACAGACGGAGTACATGAATATAGTATTACTCCAAAACAATGGGATTACTTAAAAGAAAAATTGGCAGAAGTTAAGGATGAACAATCAATTGGAGTAGGTGGATGGGGAACACCTAATACTACACCAATAATGCCACTTCCACATTACCCAAATCCAATAGATAATCCATATAAAATAACTTGTAGTAGTGGTTCATTTGGAACGATTACAAAAACACCTGGAACCGGCTATATTACAACATATAATCCAGCATTTAGTGGTTCATTTTTTCCAATATCATCAACTACATACACACACCCAAGTGGTTCTGCATGGAGTTATACAACATCAAACGAAAAAATATTTTAATGAAAACAGCATTAGTAACAGGTGGATGTGGATTTGTAGGATATGCATTATCACAAAAATTAATAGAAAGAGGATATGATGTTGATATTGTAGATAATCTTTCAATTGGTGGAGAAGCTAAAAATCCAAAAGTAATTGGTGCACATTTTTTGGGTGGTGATGTTAGAGCAATGGATAACATTAAAGATAAATCATATACTCACATTTTCCATTTGGCAGCATTAAGTAGAATTCAACCATCTTTTGAAAAACCACAACAAACATTTTCAGTTAATGTGGATGGAACTAAACAGGTCGTTGAATATGCACATAGAAACAAATCAAAATTAATATATGCAGGTTCATCATCTCGTCATCACAATCCAATATTATCACCATACGCTATGAGTAAACATATGGGAGAAGAGTGGATTAAGATGTATAAAAAAGTATATGAATTAGATGCTGAGATAGTTAGATTCTATAATGTATATGGTCCGGGTGAATTAGTAGATTCTCATATGGCGGCAGTGATTGGATTGTGGAGAGCTGCTATTAGAAAATCAGAACCAATCAAAATACATGGTGATGGTGAACAAAGAAGAGATTTTACTCACATTGATGATATTGTAGATGGTTTGATTAAAATTGCAGAGAGTGATGAAAAACACGAAGATGCATGGGAATTGGGAACAGGTAAAAACTATTCTTTAAACGAAGTTGCAGATATGTTTGGTGAGATTAAAAGAGAATATGTTGATGATGTGAAAGGTAATTATAGAAAAACATTAAGATTAAATAATGATGCCATTGAAAGATTAGGATGGCAACCAACCGATAGATTAAAACAATATATAAATGAAATTAAGTTACGCAATAACGGCTTGTAATGAGGTCGAAGAAACAATTAGACTGGTAAGTCAATTACTAAACTATAAAGGAGAAAATTCGGAAATAGTAGTTCTTTTAGATACACCAAAAGCACCCGTTGAATTAATAGAGTATTTAGAATTGCAAGGTAATGCAGATAAGATTACTTTAATTGAATCTGAATTTGATAACGATTTTGCACAATGGAAAAACTTATTAAACAGAGAGTGTAAGGGTGAATGGATATTCCAA